CTCCTACCGCCGTAACTGCCCCGACTAAAACCTGAAAGAAAGCCGCATTACGCTGTATAAAACGCCCAATAGCGCCTAAAGTTTGAATGAAAGCAATTACTGCCCCAACAGCAAGTTTTATAGCAGGAACTAATACTCCAGTAAATACAGGAGCAAATACAGTCGCAATGGCTCTACCAAAGTCGAATAAATTTTTTAGCAGACTTCCAATAAAGTTGATAAAATTTTGAACAGAAGTTCCGTCTCCCAATTTCGCCTGTAATCTTTCTAAAATAGGAGTTAAGTTAGTTTGCATGTAACTGGTAACATTAGTCATTACAGGCAAAAGAGCATTTCCTAAAGCCTCTTTAGTATCGTCAACGGCCAGTTTGAATTTTCTTTGAGCAATAGCGGCTGGACCGCCTGCTGTTGCCGCAAAATCTCGGTAAGTAGTTTCTAAGACTTTTACGATACCTGCGGCTCTTTCACTTTCAGTTCCCGACTTAATCATTTTTTTAGTTTCGGCGTCTAATACGAAACCTGTTCTCGTAAGAGAGGCAAATTGGCCGTTCAATGCTTGCGCAAGGCCGTTAGTCATACTTCTAAATTCGTCAGCACTTGCGGCAGCGCCCTTTTCAGCAACTACATAATCCAAAATAGCAGGAGTTAAAGTAGCAATAGTGCTTCCATGCAAATCGAAAGTCGCTAATTGCGATTGAACTACTGTTATATTTTCTTTAGAGATACCTGTTAATGCTTCGAGGGCTTTGCCTTGTTGAAATAAAATCTGTATCTGCGCCTCTGTTGCCCCATTAGTATTTAAGAGTAATTTTCTTAATCTATTTTGAGCAGCAGCGGCTTGTTGGGCGGCTTGAACTGAATCTCGCCCTAATTTCAACGCATAAGCGCCAGCGGCTGTTGCGGCTACTGTAAAAGCCAGCCGTAATTTATTAGTTAAAACCCCTGAAGTTTTGTTTGCGGCAACGCTAACTTTATTAGTGGAATCTGCCGCTTTCTCCATGGCAGATGTAAATTGAGAGGTGTCGGCCTTTAGACGAGCCAGTACATCTACAACTGACATCTAACTTCACTTCCTTCTTTTGGCCTCTTGCTCTTGTTCCCATATCCGCAACCGCTCAAGTGATTCCCACTCCGCTAACTCAATAGCGGAGATAGGTTGAAAAGTTGAACTGCCGTATAAAAGTTCCTCGACAGTTCTACCTAAGCGTTCTGCGAGTTCGAAGACGAATCTTCGGTAGCCGTTGCGGAGGAATCTTTTCCCACTGCGTCAGCGCTCTCCTGCGTAAAACCCGACAACCTCATACCAACGGCGGCTAAGCGGTCTAATGCTGTAGCGGCTTTGGCTAATAAAGCGTCACGATCTGCGGGCTTAAAAATTTGTTCGCCTTTATCGATATCAAACGACGTAGCAATTACAATTTCGGGATATACAAATTGGAGATTAACTCCGCCTTTGTTGTCAATCGCTAAATCCATGATGCGTGTGCGCTCGGCACCAGTCATACCACGAACTTCTACTTTTACGCCCCACTCTGGAACATCCACAATTTCTGATGGAATATCCTGAGCAGATAAGATTTGGTCTCTAATGGACACGTTTTCTCCTTTTGGTCTCGTTGGACTCGGTTATCGGGATTCTACTAGGTTTTTAATTATTATGCGTAAGCCCCGCGAGTTACGGCGCCTGTAATCTGAAACTCTGCTGAGTAAGTAACAATGTCGCCCACTCCTGCTGCGGTTTCGTAAGATGTTAAGAAGCACTCACCTGTGTATTTTGTATAAGTCGAAGTTGAACCTTCAGGACCATACTCGAATGAAAGGCTTGCCTCTGCTCCTAATACTCCAGCCAAATATCCATCGACTGTGGCGTCGAAGGAACCTTCAATGCTGATAGTTTGGTTCTTAAATCCGACTACATAAGTACGGTCAGATGAACCGAATGATGTAGTTTCTAAAACTTCAGCCTCACGAGGAAATGAAACTGAGTTTAGGGTGTCGCTGATATTTCTTAGTGTTCCGCCTGAGTCATCAATTTTGAAGACGGCGGCTTTACCGTGACGAAATGTTGGCATTTTTTTATCTCCTTGAGAATGCGATGCTGAATGTGATTGAACCTGTACCAGCCCCTGGAGTTACCAACGCACGCACATAACGATTGATAGTTGTTCCTGAGGCAACGACTGAGCGTTGAGCAGTATTAGTGCTAATGCCAATAGTCGTGAAAGTAACTAAGTCCGCCCAAGTTGAGTTATCAGCCGAGTGTTGGACTTTCGCTACTACTGTTGCTGAGCGAGTGTTGGCAGTTACATGCAAATGGGCAACGGCTCCAGTATTTGAAGACGCAGCATTATCTACACTGCTACCTGTTGATGTACTTGTAGCGGCGACTTTGCAAGCAAGCCAAACGCCATAGTCAAGTCCATTATTCGCTACCGCTTCGCCCGAAACGGCAACAACATCTGTTAGTGGGCTACTTATCTCATAACCAGTAGAAGCGGAGTCCACAAGAACCGCCCTACCGCCGACAGAAGTGCTGTCGCTTGATGTACTAATTATTTTGTTAGTTGTATTCCCTAAAGCGCTTTCCAAAATTTCATCTACTGCGTCGGCTGTTCCGTCAAATAATCCTTCGAAAGAGATAGAACCATCTGAATGACCGACGATAAAGGTGCGGTCAGATGAACCGAAAGTAGTAGTTTCAGGGGTTTCAATAGTGTTGCTGACAGAAACGCTATTCAAAAAGGTAGTTAAGTCGAACTCGTCAGCAAATAAAACAGTATTTTTACCATGGCGAAAGGTTGGCATTATTTCTCCTCAACTGGACGTTGGTGTGGGGTTCCATCTTGAACAAAGCCGTCCCCATCAGTATCTTGCGCATTAGCGTCAAATGGCTCTTCAGCGGCAACAGGGGCTGGAACTTCTTCAGTGATTATTTGTTTAGTTGAACTCTTTGACTTACCATCGGCTAGTTCAATCAAGCCTTGGTCGAGTAACCATTTTGCTGATTTTTCTGGAATATCTGAAACTACGCTTCCCGCTTCGGCACGCTTATCAGGCGGATAGTCGAGGCCCGCTAGTACTCGGTATTGGGTCATGTAACGCCTCCTTTAGGCAACACGGACCCAACTACCTTAGACCTCAAAGGGCTCTATATGTAGCGGGGTCTCAATGGACTCGGTAAGACAAGATTAGCACCATTAAAGGATATAAGGTGGCTAGACTTACTTAAGTAATGCTATGTCTGTAACTCTAATTTCAGGATACATACAAAAAGTTAAAACGCCTGACTCTGATTTTTCGCCAGTTATCTCTTGCCACCAATCACTACCACCATCCATAGCGGGTGCTTGGAGCCAAACGCAACCGCCCCAATCCGCAACTCGGAAATGGTGATAATGCCCTGAAACTAATACATCAGCACCGCCTACATGTTGGCGACCTAATGCTTGCCCTTCTAGCCATCTCCTTAGTTTTTGTTCAACTCCTTGTCCGCCTCTTCGAGCGGCATGGCCGTGTGTAATGCCGAGCACCCAACCTGCTACTTCCGCAGTAATGCTCAATCTATCTTTAGGTATAGCGAATTGGATATGACCGAAAGCCTCTTCATTGGCCTCTAGTATCTCGGCAACTTGTTCAACTATTGCCACATCATCATTATCGTTCAATGTGGTGTAAGACTTGCCGCCACTATTTCTATTTTCTCCATGATTGCCCGCAACTGCCAGTACTTGCACTTCATTAAAATACTTGCTCCATCTCATAAGCGCATCTCTCAATAAACGCCTAGCGACTTTGACTTGGTCTCTTCTATCTAATTCAACTGAAAATGTTTGTTGAGCATAATGCCCTACGCAACCTTCGATTGAATCCCCTGTCCATAAAACTACTAACTTACCAATCGGCCGTTTGAGTTTTTCTAACTCTTTTATTCGTATTTCTACTTTATCAATAGAGTTTAGTATTCGCTCAATTGTTCCTTTTAGGCCATCTCCATCAGCCTTACCGATTTGCCAGTCAGATAAAACTACAACCAATGCTCCTTGGCCTTCGAAATTAGTTTTTAATTTGGGTTTATATTTTTTAATTTCGTTTTCTAACTCAGTTAAATCTTCTTTGTTTGCGTCGTCCTTAAATTGAACGACTTTACCTTTCCATTGACGATTTAATGCACCATCAGGATTG